GGGCTTGCCTGCGACCGTTGGCTGACGCTCATGTTTATCGACCACGACATGAGCATCGAGTGGCTGAAGGAGCACGTGTCATGAAGCTAACCCTTTACGGTGACCCCCGCACAAAGAAAAACAGCGCACGCATCCTGCAAGGGAGCGGAGGACGGCGCTTTGTAGCCCCAAGCGCGGCGTTTGAGGAATACCAGACCGGATGCCTGTGGCAGATACGCTCCCCGCCTGAGCCTATTTCCGCCCGCGTGAACGTGCGGTGCGTGTACTACATGGCTACCAGGCGCAAGGTTGACCTTGCAAACCTAATCGAGGCCACCTGCGACATACTGGTAAAGGCCGGTATGCTGGCAGACGACAACAGCCGCATCGTTGCCGCCCACGATGGCAGCCGGGTGGATTACGACAAGAAAAACCCAAGAGCTGAAATTTGGATCGAAGAAATGGAGGATAAAAATGGATGAAACAATGACAGGCGTTTTCAAGTGCAGATGCTGCGGAGCGGAAATCAAGGAAAAGACAAGCGTTACAAGGTCTGTTGCTTGGGCAATCAAAGATATGAAAGATGATTCTTGCGATCTTCAATCGACTACCGCTATCCCAAAATCATCTTTACCGGAGCGGTTTGTCATTCACTGGTGCGAAAAGACAAGATTTTGCGTCTGCGATCTTATCGGATGGGAAATAGAGGAGGGAGACAATGACCCGCACATGGACACCTGAAAGCGAGCAGCCAAAGCCGAGCGCCGGCGTGGACTACCATGAAGTAAAGGCGTGGTTCCAGCAGTGCCGGGATATGGCTGCGGCGGTTGAAGCCCAAAAACAGAAGATCCAGCGCATCCGGGAAGTTGCCGAAAAGACCACCCCAAGCCTGAACGGGATGCCCGGCGGCGGTGGTGCCGGTGACAAGGTCGGGCTTGCTGCAGCAGATATCACGGACGAGCAGCGCCGTCTGCAGCAGATGGAAACAGACCTTTGCCTGCTGCGCATTGAGGCCACCCGGCGGGCGTACTGTATCACGGCAAGCAAATCCAGCAAAAAACAGGCTGACTGCCTGTGCCTGTACTACGTCAAGAACAAAAAGCAGCGCGAGGTCTGCGAGGAGCTGGGGCTTTCGGAAGAAAACCAGGTCTCCATCTACATCAAGTGGGGCAGCATCTATCTGGCAGAGATTTGGGACAGCTTCGGCAATGTTGCACAAACCGCACAAAACCCGCCCTGATTTTTTGCAATGCACCTTCATACTGCAAATATCCAAATGACACAGGCATTGTGCTAAAATTGGTATAAGCGGAATCGCCGAAAGCGATAAGACGCTTGCCACGCAGTCTCCGAAACGAATCCCCCCGAAATGCTTCCTCCCAAGGCTTGACCGGCATTTTTCTTCCTCTCGTTTCGCGGGCTGCTTCTATGCCGTTATAGCTCAACTGGCAGAGCGCCGCCCATTTAAGGCGGGACAACGCTGGTGACACATCTCGGACATCACTGCGCACTTAACCAATGCGCATATACAGACTTGATGGTGCCGGTTCGAATCCGGTTAACGGCTCCGACACGCTGCTCTCCCGAAGCAGCGACCACCTGACGCATGGGCTGACATCCCGATTGTGGCTGCGTGTAGAGTGGCAGGGTATCCTTACCTGTCCTCACAACCTCCGCACGCACCGGAGGCCACATAATCCGTACACCGGTTTCCATAAACCCCCGGCAGGATGTGCGTCAACAGAACCAGCATGGAAACGTGCTGGTTTTTCTTTTGTTATATGCCGCCTGAGCGCAGTTTGGAGCGCGGCGCGTGTGTGTAGACACGGCTGGTTCGATTCCAAGGGCGGCTTTTTATATTCCCGTAGTTCAAGTGATGGAACAGCGGTCTCCAAAACCGCAGGCTGCAGGTTTGAGCCCTGCCGGGAATGCCATTTGCGTACCCTGTGAGGGGGCTGCGCAGATAGCGGGGCATTCGGCCGCGAAAGTTCCGGATGCAGCGGCGCTCCACCGTTTACGTTGTCCGAGAAACTGAATGTATACCGGGAGCGCCCGGGCGGTTTTTATTTTGCAGGGAGGTGAGCGGATGGCACGAAAAAAGAAAGCGATGGATTTTTCTTCCCTCGACCTGAACCTTGATGCACTGGGCGACTGGGGCGGCGGTGCGAAAGGCAGAGCCAAAGACAGGCGCAAGCTATACGTTGCAAACCGCCGGAATATCCGGCTGTATAACAGGCGTACCGGAAAGGGCAAGCGCTACGCAAAGCCCGGTACACGTGATCTGGAGTTCTGAGAGGAGTAAGGCATGGCACGGCGTAAGATAGACCCGGAGGCGGGACGTGCCACGCAGTTTAAAGCAGGCGGTAAACAGGCACAAACCGCAAAAAAAGGCGGCATTGCAAGCGGCGTGGCAAAACGGAAGGCAAAGACCCTATCCTCCATTGCATCGCAGATCGCCGCAGCACCCATCACCAACAAGAAAAATCTCAAGCAGCTTGAGACGCTGGGCGTGGATACGGCAGAGGGCGTGACCAACAACGCACTGATCTCTGCCGGTGTTTACATGGCAGCCGCCAGCGGCGATATGAAAGCCGTAGAGAAGTGGGAGGAATGGACAGAAGCCAGCAGCGCCGCCGGGGAAAGCAGCTTTGAGTTGCCCGCCCGGTGCATTGGCAAAGCGTTTGTTGACCTGAACCGCCACATAGAGCCCAACCGCTCCTACATATTCAAGGGCGGACGTGGTTCTACAAAATCCTCCTACATCAGCCTAAAAATCATCGAGATTTTGCGTTGCAATCCAGAGATGCACGCTTGTGTCTGCCGCAAAGTCGGCGGCACCATGCGTGACAGCGTATATGCACAGATCAAATGGGCAATACACGAACTGCGGCAAGACAACCGATACAACTGCAAGGTATCGCCTATGGAGATCACAGACAACGTGACCGGGCAGATCATCTACTTCCGAGGACTGGACGACGAGACCAAAATCAAGTCCATCAAGCCGCCTTTTGGTGCAATCGGCATTCTATGGGTAGAGGAAGCAGATCAGATGGACGGCGCAGAACAACTGCGCAGCGTCCGGCAGTCCGCACTGCGCGGAGGAGATGCCTACGAGTTCATGAGTTACAACCCCCCGGCGGCTGCCCGCAACTGGATGAACCGCTTTGTGCTGGAACAACACGAAGACACCGTTGTTCACAATTCCTGCTATCTGGATGTGCCGGAAGAGTGGCTTGGAGCGTTTTTCTTACAGGGAGCAGAAGCCCTGAAGGAAAACAACCTGATCGCCTATAAGCACGAATACTTGGGCGAGGTGACCGGCTGCGGCAAGGAAGTTTTTACCAACATCCGGGCAGAAAAGATAGACCCCGCAAGGTTTGAGCGCAAGTATCACGGCATTGACTGGGGCTGGTATCCTGACCCCTTTGCCTATAACTGCATGAGTTACGACGCAGCCCGCAAGACCCTGTATATCTATGACGAGATCACCGTGCGGCGCACACGCAACGAGGATACGTTCAAGATGCTGCAAGACCGGCACGTTATGGAGCACCCGGAGAGCGAGCGACTGACCGCAGACAGCGCGGAAAACAAAAGCTGCACCGACTTTACCGCATGGGGCATCAAGTGCCTGCCCGCTATAAAAGGCCCCAACAGCGTGGGGCAAGGCGTGAAGTGGCTGCAAAGCCTGACCGCCATCGTGATAGACCCGGTGCGATGCCCGGACACCCTTAAAGAGTTTACCGAGTACGAGTATGACGCGGACAAGAACGGCGATCCACTGCCAGGCTACCCCGACCACGATAACCACCACATAGACGCTACACGATACGCCATGGAACTTGTGTGGCACAAGCCCGGAAAATAAGGAGCAAAGCAAGTGAGAACATACCAAGACCTTGAAGCGGTGCAGAACGACCCCGCAGCCAAAACCGCTTTTGTGCAAAGCTTTATTGCCGAGCACGTCACAAGCGCCCCAGTGCGTACCGCTGAAAAGGCTGATAAGTACGATAAGCAGCTGAACACCGGCGTAGACGATTTTCTGGACGCGCTTGCTGATATCGATTACAAGCTGAACGGCATCACCAAGAGAGCCCGCCCGGAGACCGTAAAAAGCAACTCCTTCCACAGGCTCAACGTGCAGCGCGTGGCGTACAGCCTTGCAAACGGCATCACTCTGCCGGGCGAGGACAACGCAAAGGCAAATCTGGGCGAAAGTTTTGACGAGCAGCTTTACCGACTGGGCTACCTTGCCTGCATCCACGGGGAAAGCTTTGGCTTTTGGAACAACGACCATCTGGACGTGTTCAAGTTGACCGAGTTTGGGCCCCTGTATGACGAGCAGGACGGCACCATGCGTGCGGGTATCCGGTTCTGGCGATTGCAGCCGGACAAGCCCATGCACGCAGTTTTGTACGAGGAGAGCGGCTACACCCGCTACACCGAGGACAGCAAGGGCGAGCGCCTGTTGCATCAGTACGGAGAGCAGCAGCCTTACAAGACCACCACGACCACAACCCCCGCCGGGGACGAGATCGTAGAGGGCGAGGGCTACGGAACGCTGCCCATTGTGCCGTTGTGGGGCAGCAGCGCCAAGCAAAGCACGCTGGTCAATCTCAAGGGTTATATTGACAACATTGACCTGATCGTCAACGGCTTTTGCGACGATCTGCGCGAATGTGCTCAGGTGTACTGGCTGATTTCCAACTACGGCGGCATGAATGATGCTGACCTGCGCAAGTTCATGCAGCGGCTGCGCTTCAACCACGCCGCCAACGTGGACAACGCCGGAGACAACGGCGGCAGTGTGCAGCCCTACACGCAGGAGATCCCCACACAGGCGCGGGAGACCCTGTTGCAACGACTGCACAGTTCCCTGTATGAGGATTTCGGCGGTCTGGACGTGCATTGCGTGAGCGCAGACAGCACCAACGACCATCTGGAAGCGGCCTATCAGCCGCTGGACGAGAACGCCCGGGACTTTGAGCAGCAAATCACCAAGTTTGTGCGTCAGGTGCTCAAGATCGCCGGTCTGCCGGATGCAAAGCCGCAGTACACCCATGTGCGCATCTCCAACACCAAGGAGCAGGTGGACATGGCGATTGCGGAAGCGACCATCATCGGCAACGAGATGGCAATAGAACTGCTGCCCAACCTGACGCAGGAGCAGAAAGAGCAGGCAAAGGCTGCGCTGATGGCAGAGAGCGCAACGCGGGAGACCACAGACGAGGACGAGGAGGACGAAGAAGGTGGAAAACCTTAAAATCCCGGTTGAAGGAAGGGTTGACGTTGACTTCACCGATGAAGCAAAAGATCTTTTGAAGAAATTTGTTAAGGCAACTGAAAAAGCTTGCAATCAAATTATATGGCATGAAATCAAAAAAGAAGGGCTTCCTCCCCGCCACAAAAAGGGTGAATTTGAGGAGTATCTCATCACGGTTTGCTACGCTGATACGAGAGAAGATCAAGAAAAAGGTGTTTTTTCGGAATCAATAACGACAAGCGGACATTACGATGACGCTTTAGGATGGGTGCGCGACTGGCAAGAATATGTCAGGATTGTAGATTATGAATACGCCGAAGTTACACACTGGGCGGAATTGCCAAAGCCTGCTGTTGGATTTAGTGAGTGATGAATGAGCGATGAACGACCTTGACCGCATCTCCACCCGGCAGCTGAACAGGCTGCGCCGCCGCATTTTGCGGGTCTATGGCACCGCCCGCCGGGAAATGACCGAGCAGCTGACCGAGTTTCTGGAGCATTATCAGAAGCTGGACGCCTACAAGCGGGCGCAGCTGGAAGCTGGGAAGATCACCGAGAGCGACTATCGCACATGGCTGCGCAATCAGGTGTTTCAGTCCGAGATGATGCACCAGAAGCTGGACAACATCACCCAGACGTGCACCACAGCCCAGCAGACGGCGTACAAACTGGCGCGGGATGAACAGTACGATATCTTTGCCCTTGGCGCAAACTGGGCGTTCTACGAACTGGAACAGGCCGCAGGCGTGGCGTTCAACCTGACCTTGTACAACACCGAAGCGGTCAAGCGCCTGCTGCTGGAAAACCCCAAGCTTGTGCCCAACAAGCGCATCAAGAGCGAGAGCAATAAAACCTATGACGCGCGGGTGTTCAACCGGTACGTCATGCAGGGCATCATTCAGGGCAAAAGCGTCCATGACATTGCGGTGCAGGCTGTGCAGGGCATGGCAGACACGGAAGTGCACTGGGCGATGAACAACGCTATCACCGCGCTGACCGGTGCGCAAAACGCCGGTACGATGCAGCAGTTGCGCAACGCTCAGGCGCTTGGCATTGAGGTGCAAAAGCGGTGGAACAGCACTCTGGACTACCGCACACGCGAAACGCACCGCCTGCTGGATCAGGAAACCGCAGACCTTGACGAGCCGTTCAAGGTGCAGGGCTATGAGATCATGTACCCGGGAGACCCCAACGCCGCCCCGGAGATGGTCTATCACTGCCGCTGTAAAGTGACCGGGGCGCTTGTAAAGTACCCACGGCAGAACGCCCAGCGGCGGGACAACACGACAAAGCAGACCACGTCCGACCTAACCTATACCGAGTGGTACAAGGCAAAAGGCGGCACGGAAGCTGAACAGATGTGGCGGGCAAAAGAACGAAAACGCATAAAGGAGGGTTCCCAAAATGAGTAAACGAGGCTCTGGAAGTTCTACAAGGGCGAGAAGTGAGAAGACTACGCTTGATGAATTTCTCGCAAAACGTGGCTTAAGTTCGCCCATCAGCGATTACATGGACGATAAGATGCGTATTCCTCACGGCTTGACACGCCGCTAAACGGAAAAAATGCAAAGGGAAGCCCACGAGGCCGCTGCACAGTATTCCGAAAGGCGAGAGTCTGCTATTGCAGAATACAAAGCGGGCGTTGCGTCTGGCACAATCAGAGAAAAGAGCCGTGTTGAAGTTTTGATGGGCAAAGCGAAAGGGCATCCTGACAATCCTTCCACACAGGCAGCACGCCGTGCGCTGGAAAAACGTGGTTACAACTGGAAAACAGGAAAAAAGCTCAAGAAAAAGTAAGGTTTGGAGGGATGAACCGTGATTCTGCCGATGGAAAACACCGAGAAAATGATTTTTCCGGGCGTTGGCAAGTATGGCATCCCTGAAATCAGGCCGGAAACGGATATCCGCATTGACAAGCTGGAATGGATCCCGGTCAATTATGCGCTGACAGCCAAAGACAAGGCTACAAAAGGCGTTCACTTTTACAAGGATGATTACCAGTTTGAACGGTTTTGGAATAACCCGGACAAGTACATTCCTCTGTTGCAGCAGTTCGGCGCGGTTTGTTCGCCGGATTTTTCGCTTTACAGCGATATGCCGCTTGGGGTACAGCTTTTCATGCACTACAAAAAGCACTGGCTGGCGGCATATTGGCAGGCGCACGGCATCCACGTCATTCCAACGCTCTGTTGGTGCGGCGAGCAAAGTTATGACTGGTGCTTTGACGGAGAGCCTAGAAACGCCATCGTGAGCATTTCGAGCCACGGCACACAGTCTGACCCATACGAAGCAGAATGCTTTGCTAAGCACTGCCGTAAGGCGCTGGAAGTGCTTCAACCGAGCGGCATCTTGTGGTATGGCAAATGCCCTGATGAATTTGACTGGAACGTTACCAAAATCAAACCATTTCAATACGAAAGGAGACATTACCGTGAGTAAAAGAGGTTCGGGCAGCTCTGCGAGAGCGGGCGGTGGGAACGCCAACGAACACGAGTTTGAATCTTTTGTAAATGGCAAATGGGTCACCGATTACAGCAAAATTGCGGCAGAAGAGGCAAAGAGAGCCGCCGTTGTTGTGGACAGTTCGAGATACAAGAAAACGCATAACGATGTTGTGTCTTTTGTGAAAGAGCAAGTTGGCGTTGATCTCAACAAATATCGAAGTGGCGATGGTTCTTCTCCATCACATACTACATATTGGGACAAGAGCGGCCCGAAAGTTGCTTTTGATCTAAAGGGCATGACTTCAAGTGACCGCACAAAGCTGATGCAGTTGTCACAAAAGCCGTTTGGAGTAACGGTTGAACAGGGTGGCGCATGGATTGGCTTTGTTTCGAGGAAAAAGAAGAAAAAGTAAATGTGTAAATACTGTGACGCAAGCCGTATACACGAAGAGAATATTGTTGACAGTGGCGTTGGCGATTTTTTAAGCATTGGCGTTGATAAATCAAAAAAGGTTTATTTGAGTGCATGGTGCAACGATGAAGCGGTTTGGTATCCCAATTTTTGCCCTGAATGTGGGCGCCCTTTGAAGAATAATCAAAACCATGAAATTTAACTACAACATCAAAGTCACCGACAACACCCCGCATCTGCATGAAGCGCTGGAAGCGTGGGTGGAGCGGGTGCTGACCATCTGGGGCATGAAGGTGCAGGACTATGCACAGCTGCTTGTGCCCACCGGCACGGCAGACAGCACCGGAATAGAGGGCTATGTGGGCGGTGCGCTGAAAGCGTCCCTTACCTACGTTGTATCTGCGGCGCAAAAGACCGTGACCATCGGCTCAAACCTGTTTTACAGCGTATACGTTGAGCTTGGCACAGGCATTTATGCGGAAAAAGGCAATGGACGCAAAAAGCCGTGGGTCTGGAAAGACTTCAACGGCAAGTGGCACTTTACCCGGGGCATGGCTCCCCGCCCATTCCTGCGCCCGGCGGTGGAAGAACACATTGACGAGCTGCGAGAAATCGCGGTGGAAGAAGGAAACAAGGAGGTATAAGGATGACAGAACTTGAAACTTTGAGCGCACGACTTGAAGAGGCCGTGAAAAAGCAGATAGAAGCTGATGAACTCTACAAAAAATCCGCAGAAGAAGTAGAGAGCATCAAGGCAGAGATGCTGGAGTTAAAAGAAAAGACGAAAACGCGAGCGGAATGGCGTGATGATTTTCGGACAGAGGTTGAATCTTCAAAGATTCGTCTCCAGAGCCTCTGCGAAAAAGCATTTGGAGAAAACGCAAGTATCAGAATCCAGTTGAGGACGCCGTTGTCTCCAATTACTCCCGGAATGGGAGAATTTAATACAATTTAATACTAAGCGGTTGGCGCACAGCGTCAGCCGCTTTTTATATGCCGTTTTCGCACAACTGGCAGTGCTCCCGGCTCATAACCGGATAGTTGCAGGTTCGAGCCCTGCAAGCGGCACCACACCGGCAGCACGTCCGGCAAAATAACCTGATTGCCAAGCATGGCAGCCCAAGCAAGGGCAGAAAGGACACACACATGGCACTCAAAAGAGCAGATATCCGCAAGATTCTGGAAAACGCCGAAACCTCCAACGATGACAAGGCAAAAGCCATTCTGGACGCCTTGCACGAGGAGACCGATGCCCTCCGGGACGAACTGGATACCGAGAAAAACGCCCGCGTTGCAGCGGAAAAGGAACGGGACGCAGCCAACAGCGGTAAGCAGACCGCAGAGCAGGCGCTGACCGACTACAAGACCCAGCAGACCAAGAAGGACGCCCATGCAGCCAAGGAAGCAAAGTTCCGGGAGCAGCTCAAGGCCGCAGGTGTGCTGGAAAAGTACTTTGACCGCATCGTGCGCTTGTCTGGCGAGGACATCGACAAGATGGAACTGGACAGCAAGGGCAACGTGAAGAACGCGGACAAGCTGGCTGAGAGCCTGAAAACCGATTGGAGCGACTATGTGGGCAGCACCTCCATCAAGGGCGCACCGGTGGATAACCCGCCCGCAAACACCGGTTCCAAAATGACCAAAGACCAGATTTTTGCAATCAAGGACGCGGGCGAGCGTCAGGCAGCGATTGCAGCAAATGCCGACCTGTTTACAGGCGGCGGGAAGGAATAAGCTATGGCAGCAAAAGAAAATCTGATTACCACCACCGAGATCACCGTCAACCCCCGCGAGATCGACTTCGTGACCCGCTTCCAGCGCAACTGGGATCATCTGCGGGAGATCATGGGCATCATGCGCCCCATCCGTATGCAGCCTGGCACTGTGCTGAAGAGCAAGTACGCACAGGGCACCTTGCAGAGCGGCACCGTGGCAGAGGGCGAGGAGATCCCCTACAGCCAGTACACCGTCAAAGAGAAGGACTACGGCAAGATCACCATCGAGAAGTACGCCAAGGCCGTCTCCCTGGAAGCGATCCAGAATTACGGCTACGAGGTTGCCGTGCAGAAGACCGATGACGAGTTCCTGTACGACCTGACCGCCAAGGTCACCGACAAGTTCTACAAGTACCTGAACACCGGCAGCCTGAAGGGCACCCCCAAGACCTTCCAGATGGCTCTGGCAATGGCAAAGGGCAGCGTGGAGAACAAGTTCAAGAACATGCACCGCACCGTCACCGGCGTTGTGGGCTTTGCAAACGTTCTGGACGTGGCCGAGTATCTGGGCACCGCAAACATCACCATCCAGAACCAGTACGGCTTCCAGTACATCAAGGACTTCATGGGCTACAACACCATTTTCCTGCTGTCTGACGGCGAGATCGCAAAGGGCAAGGTCATTGCCACCCCTGTTGACAACATCGTGATGTACTACGTTGACCCCTCCGACAGCGACTATGCCAAGGCTGGTCTGGTGTACACCACCGCAGGCGAGGCCAGCAACCTGATCGGCTTCCACACTCAGGGCAACTACACCACCGCCGTGTCCGAAAGCTTTGCCATTACCGGCGTGACCCTGTTTGCCGAGTATCTGGACGGCATCTCTGTCCAGACCATCACCCCGGGCGAATCGGTCTGATATACAAGGAGGTGACCCCCGCATGACTGTGCAAGAACTGTGCGTGTACACGCGAAACTTCTTTGACCGGTACGATGACCCCACCGCCGGGGAATTTACCTTCACGGCAGATACTGTCCCCGCCGGGGTATCCGCAGGGCAGTATTTCCTTGTATGCGGGTCTGTGTTCAATGACGGCGTGCACAAAGCGGGAGATGGCGACCTTACCCCTGAAACCTTCACCGGCACGGTGCAGCCCATGCGCGTCCCTCCTGATTTTGTGGCGCTTGCCCAGAAGATCACCGACTACGATGCAGCCGACCCCGGCGGTGGGCGCTATGTTTCCCAGTCCTTCAACGGATGGAGCGGCACCATGGCCACCGGCACGGATGGCTTGCCCGCAGACGGCTGCACCCACTACCGCCGGGAGATCAACCAATGGAGGAAACTATAATGCCTGTAAACGATTTCACTAAGTTTACCGTGATGGAGAACTTCACCAAAAAGTTCTGTTTTATGGAGAAGAAGCTGGTTTCGGATGGGCTTTTTGGCTCTACCACCACATGGGAGGACGGCATGGAGTTCCTTGCCATCGAGCGGCACGACCAGACCATTGAAGCGCAGCAGGCAGAGCAGCAGGGCACAGCATCCACCTACTCCCTCTATGTGGATAAGGGCATCAAACTGTCCCCCTTCGACCGCATCAAGCGGCTGGACGATGGGCAGACCTACGAAGTGACCACCGCGAGCAGCGACAAGATTTCCCCCGCCGAAAGCGGCATGAACCTTGCCGTTGTGCAGTGCAAAAAGGTGGTGCTTTCCTGATGGGCGCAGCAGAAGCCATTACCACGGCGCTGAACAGCTTTTTTACGCTGTTCAAGATTCCGGTATCCCCGGAGGATTTCGTGCCGCAGGGCGCTTCCATGCCCTATATCACGGTGTTGCCGGTCATACCCAAAGGTTTTGACGAGAGCAGCACCTTCCATGCGCGGCTGTGGTATCCGGTGGACGGCGGCAAGCTGCCCATCATCCGCAAAACAGACGAGATCCGCGCTGCCCTTGGCGATGGGCTTACCATCGAGTGCGAGGGCGGCGCGATCCTTTTATGCGCAGGCAACCCGTGGGCGCAGTCTATGGACAACCCACCGGAAAAATACCTGTGCACATACCTTACTTTTGACGTCACATCCTTTGTGGTGTGAGAAAGGATAACGCATGAACAAAATGTATCACGCCATTTCGGCAGATGCTTTTAAAAAGCTTCAGTTTCAGGCTGGCGCGCTGCTCAAGAAGTTCGACCCGGAGGGCACTACCCCCATTGCAGCGGAGGATATGATCTGCCTGACTTCCGGCGGCATCACCGTCAGCTGCAAGCCCAACACTGTTGACCTCGGCGAGGATCTGGACGAGGTGCCCGAGAACACCTACCAGCTCAAGCACATTACCAGCTGGGATTGTGGCCTGGATACGCGCACCGTAGCCCTCGAATCCTGCGGATTTGTCGTTGTAGACGGCAAAGTCTGCATGAAATACCGCAAATCCTGAAAGGAGTAACACATGGCTGAAAACGAAATTAGCACGCAGGCACCTGCCACCGAGGTGGTGGAGCCTATCTATCTGGATCAGACCGCAAAAGACAACGGCAGAAAGCTTGACCAGATGACTGCCGCCCTGCTGGGTATGTCCAGCTCGCTGGGCGTGATCGCGCGGGCACAGACCGGCGTGGTGGAGGAGATGGACTATAACGGCATCAAGGCCGTGGTGGCTGCCGGTAACGCACCGGCGGTTTTTCCGGTCGGCACCCAGCTGGTGAACACCTACACCGCAAAGGACGGCAAAGTCTACGACTGCCCGTGGGACGTGGTAAAGACGGACGATATCGCCGAGGGTGAGACCGGCACCACCGCACCCGCAATGGTGCTGCAGATGCACTACGCATCTCTGGAAGATATCCAGTTTTCCGCATATCAGGCCTTTTTCGTTGTGCCGGAGGCTGGCCTTGTGGCTGGCGCCTACAACGTCAAGATGGGGCTGGACTGGGGCAGCAACGTAAAGACTGGTACCGTCTACCAGTTTACTCTGACCAAGAACGCCCCTGCAGGCGCACGCCTGACCGGCTTCTATAATGCACCGGACGTTGCGCCCGCAAACTGGAAGGTCTACGTCTACAAGGATCGGATGAAGTCCGAGCTGCTGGAGACCTGCAACGTGACCGCCGGTGATGCTGGCACGAACCTCGGCACGTTCCTCGCAAAACCCAACGGCAACCTGAACGGCTTGCACCCCGTTGGCTACGGCGACAACCGGTGGTGGAAGTCCGCGTATCGTCAGTACCTCAACAGCGATGCACCCGCTAAAGAGTGGTGGGCTCCGCAGGACGAGTGGGACATGAAACCCGATCAGGCAGACACCGTGCCCGGCTTCCTTGCGGGCTTCTCTGATGACTTCAAGGCTGCCCTGACCCGCGTGAAGGTCGTGACCTACGGCAACACCGTCACCGATGACGGCAGCGCTGTGGTGACCTATGACAAAATCTTCCTGCCCTCGCTGGAGGAGATCTACTGTTCTCCGCAGGTCAGTGGCGAGGGTACATACTGGCCGTACTGGAAGGAGCGCACCGGCGCAAAGACCCCGCAGGCTCTGTGGCAGACCTACCCGCTGCGTATCACCCGCGACCTTGCACAGCGCACTGTGGGCCGCATTGTGCGGCTGCGCTCTGCGCATCGTGGCTACGGCGACGATGCCTTCGGCGTGTACTCCAGCGGCTACGTCGGCAACTGGGGCGCGGTCAGCGCGATTCGCTGCGCCCCGGCTTGCGAAATGACCAATCTTAAATAATCACCGGGCAATCCCTTGCCCGGTGAGAAAGTGAGTGCTATCCCATGGCAATGCGTAAAGACCAGATACCGGACAATAAATTCACGCTGCCGCTTGACGCGCGTGAGCTGGCACTGTATACCAGACAGATCACCAAAAACGCGAAAGTGTTTGACCTCGAAATTGACGCAAGCCTTCCCGGTCAACTGCGCGCTACGGCAGACCGGATATTTTTTGATATCTTCGGAGCAAACGACCTCCGGCTGGACAAGCCGAACGAAAGAGAGGAGCGCTTTAAGCTTCAAAGACAAGCTGTCCGGCTGTGCACCGTCCTTTTGGCGGAGATAGACATGGCGAAAGCCAGCTATCACCTTTCCGGCAAACGGTGCTCTTTCTGGGGCAACACTGTGCGCGATATCCGGCAGCGTTGCCGGGACTGGCACGAGAGTGATGCAAAGCGTGCAAAAGCGCTTTGACATAAAAATGGCTGTAGGCTAATGGGCCGCAATGTGCGGCTGCGCTCTGCGAATCGTGGCAACGGCAACAATGCCTTCAACGTGAACTCCAGCGGCAACGTCAACAACTGGAACGCGATCAACGCGAATCGCTGCGCCCCGGATTGGACGGCAGCACGCCCACAAAAGCCCCTGCATAGCAGAGGCCGGGCAAAAACTGCCGTGCAAGGAGCCGAGTGCCATGTCTGTCCTCTGGCAGACGAACAATATCAGCCGGACGTGGCCACCCTGCGGGGTGTTGACCGCTATCACCCGGCAGATCCTTGCGAGGAGAGCTGAAAAAATCAGTGCAAGAAGAAGAAATAATAATCGGGTTCGATGCCCTGTATAATTCCGAGGGCAAGTGCGCCAAAGGCGTGTGCCGCAAGGCAAGCGTTGGACGGTTTCACCTGTTTCGGATGGACGAGATCCTGAAACTCCAAAAGGAGCTCGCGACAGGTACATACAAGGCACGGCCAACAATCAAAGTTAGAATCACCTATCCCAAGCCCCGCACAGCGGTTGCGAATGGCTTTCGGGATAGGGTATACCAGCGCTCTCTCAACGACAATGCTGTTTATCCAGCAATGACACGGAGCTTCATCCGGCAAAACGCGGCCTGTCAGACCGGCAAAGGTACCGACTGGGCGCGCAAGCAGGTCAAGCTCATGATGGAGCGCGAATACCGGCAGCACGGCGCTGCTGGCTATGTGCTGTTGGTAGATATCCGGCACTATTACGACACGATGCCCCATGACGTGGCAAACCGCTGCTTTGAGCGGCATCTGCCGCCAAGTGTGCATAACCGCGTGCGTGAGGTGCTGGATCGTCAATATACCGGCGAGGCCGGTTATAATCCGGGCAGCCAGATGGTGCAGCTTGCCGGGATCTCGGTGCCCGACCCCATAGATCACTACATCAAGGAGCGCCTGCGGGCGAAAAAGTACGTCCGTTTTATGGATGATAGCCTCATCATCCACCACGACAAGGCACGGCTTGAGGAGTGGCGGGAGGCGATCCGCGCCCGGTACGCTGCCGATGGCATGGAGCTGCACCCGACCAAGACCAAGATCGTCAGGCTAAAGGATGGATTCCGTTTTCTAGGTTTCATCTACCGCTTGACCCCGGCGGGCAAGGTCGTTATGACCGTTGACCCGCAGAATGTCAAGGCCGAGCGCAAGCGCCTGTTTCGGCTTGCCCAGCTCATCAAGGCAGGAGAGAAACCGGCATCTGCCCTGTATGAGCAGTATGGATCATGGAAAGCCCATGCCGCTAAAGGCAACTCGCAGCAGCTGCTGCAGCGCATGGATCAATACGTTAAAACTCTGCTGGAGGGGATAACTACATGAAAATTGTTCACAACACTGGCGACATCAAGACCGCCGCCGAAAACGAAAACCGGGACGCGGATTTGGCACAGATCGCGTCTATGGTGGACTTCCTGTGCATTCTGGCCGATGTGCCCATTGAGGACGAGGCTGCAGACAAGGAGGGCATGAGCCATGAGTGATAAGCACAGCGCGATCTTCGGCAAAGCGAAAGACGAGTACGAGGCGGGCCGCTGGTCTAAGGCCATGCTGCGCATCCTTGTGCAGCGCAAGCCCCAGCGCCTGACCGCAGAAGAGTATGAAGAGATTACCGGCGAAAAGTATTAAGGAGCAGAGTATGAGACCTATCATGGACGTTTCCCGCTGGCAGGGTAACATCGACTGGGACAATGTCAAGGCAAGCGGCCTTGTCTCCGGCGTGATGCTGCGGGCGCTGGGCAACAGCGCGAAAGACGCGCCCAGCAAGCCGTACATCGACCCCACCTTTGAGCGCAACTACCGCGAGTGCCAGCGGCTGGGCATCCCCTGTGGCGTGTACTACTACTGCAAGGCGGTCAACACGGAAGAAGCTGACGCAGAACTTGCCCTGCTGCGCAAGGTGCTGACCGGCAAGACAGTGCAGCTGCCGGTGGCGGTGGACATTGAGGACAAGTATGTGCAAGCTCCGCTGGACAAGCAGACCCTGACGAACATTGCCGCTCATGCGCTGGGCACGGTGGAGCGCTGGGGCTTTTACGCCATGCTATACACCGGGCTGTACTTTGGCCGTGATAACATGTACATGACCGGCGCGGCGCTCAAGCCGTATGACGTGTGGCTTGCAGCCTACCGCAGCAAAAAGCCCGCGCCGGAATGGAAATTCGGGCTGTGGCAGTACACCAGCAAGGGCAAGATTCCCGGTGTTGTGGACGCGATCCCGGGCAAGATTTCCGGCGTGGACTTGTCTGTGCCCTACAAGGACTATGCCAAAATCATTGCAAAGAAGGGTCTGACCCGTCTTCGGGAGGGCAAATGACCGAAAAAGAAGCTTTGCTGTGGGTGCTGGGCATCTTGGGCAGCCTGTGCGCTGCTGCCATCACGATCGACAAGGTGCTGGAAATCATCCATAAGTACATCAAGAAGGCACAGGAGCCGGACAACGCGCAGAACAAGCGGCTGGATGAGCTGGACAAGCGCGTCGGCACCTTGGAACAGGGGCGGCTCCAGCATACACAAGCCCTTGCAAGAGACCTCCGGCGATTTGACGGCATTGACGAAGAAATGCGACTTGTCCTCGTTGGCGTGCAAAACCTTTTGGATGCGCAACTATCCGGCAACAACCGGGAAGGTATGAAAAAAAGCAAGACCGACATTAACAATTATCTGCTGAAAGGAGTAACCAATCATGGAAGCAATCCTTAACACCATTCTCACCCCGCTGCCCGCGTGGCTGGCGCTGGTGCTCATCGTTGTGGGCGCTGTGTCGCTTGTGCTGGGACTTATCCGTCTGGGCTACGGCGCAGCGGTCAAAACGCTGGTGCTTGACCTCATCGATCAGGCAGAGCGAGAAATTCAGGGCACCAAGCGCGGCGCAGAGCGCAAGGCGTGGTGCGTCAAGATGCTGCACCACTATCTGGACAACAGTAAGTGGGGTAAGCTGGTCAGCTGGGCAATTACCGAGGAGACCATGAGCAAGGTCATCCAGTTTTTCTTTGACCGGGCAAGAGCAGCCCTGCAAAAGCAATAAGGAGGATATCATGGCAAGCACTACATACGAGCATTTTTCCGGGTATGGCGAAACGGTGACAAAACGTCACCAGTTTGCCAGCATTGGCAATATGGTGCGCAACGCCGGACAGCTGCCGCAGCCTTTTTGGCTCGGCGGTGCTGCCTGTGGCGGCGGCTCGCGTAGTGCTGCCCACTGCGCTGCAAGGACTTGACCGACAGCAAATGACTGCCGCTATCAAAAGCGCACCGCTTGGGAGGGTAGACCGTAAGATAGCCTTACTGCGGTATGTTGAGCGGCTCCCACTGCCGGACATTGCAGCGCAGACACATTACAGTCGGACGGCGGTAGGCTACCGGCTGAAAGGCATTGAAAAAATGCTGGATGTGTGATATACTAATCTTGTATATGGATTAGTTTTGAGCTTTTGCTCTGACAATTCAAAAGCGGCAGGCTTTCGGGTCTGCCGCTTTTCTTTTTGCACGATTTGCGGCATTGCCTGTGGGCGGTTCCGCTCTTGATTTTAGACTTCGCCGTTTTGGCGGCATAAAAAATCCCCCACTTTGCCTACAAAGCACCCCGCGTGGCACGCAGGGCTTCGGCAAAGCAGGGGATTTTTTTGTTTTACAGCAGCTTGTAGTGTTCAGCCAACAAAAAGCGGACGTATGCCGGGCAGCCCCGGCTTCCGGCACACCAGTTCTGCACCGTGCGCAGCGGAATGCCCGCGCATTTTGCAAAAGCGGTCTGCGACATTCCGGTGCGGGAGATCAGCTCCCGCATGGACAGGTTCGCCAGATCCCAGATGACGGACAGCCGCTCCTTTTCGGCGTCTAGGTCGATGCAGCCATCAGCGCCATCCTCGGCGCTGAGCGTCACGTTATTCAGAAAAATCTCCTTTACGGCTCGCGGATTGCTCGCCATAATAAAAAGTTCAGCGTTGCTATACATGGTATCCTCCTTTCAAATGCGGTCTTTCACGGACAGGCTGATTTTGCGCACAAAGCCATCAGGGAACTTCTCACCGCTCCAGAGAGAGCCGAGCTCTCCATCGCTGCCGTTGTCGCGGGGATACTCATAGAAGGCTGTCATGCCCAGACTATCGTTGACGCGGCGCAGCTTCACGATGCGGTCGGGAGCAAGCGCGATTTCCCGGGTAAGCTTGCCGTTTTTGTCCAGTGCATCCTCGCACAGCCACTGAAGCGCCGAGATAAACTCGTCCATCGTGATGGTAGAGTGGGCAGCCCAGTCTTTAAAAATGCGGCTGTCGCCTGCAAGAACGATCTTCTTTTTAGTCTCAAAGCTGGTCATGGTAGCTATTTCCTTTTTTTGTGCGATTTTGGTTTCCTTTACTGTCTATAATATACACCCATTGGGTGCAAAAGTCAAGCTTTTTTCAAAAATATTATACCCGATGAACGTATTTTTGCCCACGCTGCCCTTTTGCAGTGTGGGCGCTTTTTTGTCCTTCGTTGTACCTTCGTTGTCTCTCCCGGTGTGGCATTCTGGTACGATAAACGCAAAAGGAGGAGCGCTCATGTGGCACAAGTTCAACCCAAACCCGCGCGGCAGCAGCGTCGGTGACTGTGCAGTGCGAGCCGTTGCAGCTGCCACCGGGCAAAGCTGGGAGCAGGCATACATAGGGCTTGCGATGATGGGCTACGCACTGGGCGACATGCCAAGCGCCAACCGCACATGGGGCGCGTACCTCCAAAAGCGCGGATTTAAGCGCCGCCTTGTCGAGGCAGACTGCTCCACCTGCTACACCGTGGAGGATTTTGCAAGGGAGTACCCGCGCGGGATCTACGTTCTGGGCTGCTCTGGCCACGTTCTGGCTGTTGTCAATGGCGAGTGGATTGATAGCTGGGACAGTGGCGCAGAGTGCCCGATTTATTACTGGTACAAGGAGGACTAAGCAATGCCATACATTCCATACGGATACCAGCCCGGCTATTATGGGCAGGCAATGCCGGATCAGCTTGCACAGCTGCGGCAAAACGCATACCAACCGCCGACAATGCCCGGTCAGGCTGCGCAGCAGGCGGCGCCGTCCATCATCTGGGTGCAAGGCGAGGAGGGAGCCAAGGCGTACATGGTTGCCGCCGGGAACAGCGTTTTGCTGATGGACAGCGAAAACAGTGCTTTTTATATCAAGAGCACGGATGCAAGCGGGATGCCGCTTCCTCTCAGGACGTTTGACTACAAGGAGCGCACCACAGCCGCAAAAACGCCGCCACAAACGGCGCAGCAGCCCGGCGTGGAGTTTGTCACCCGGGCAGAGTTTAACGCGCTGGCAGCCCGCTGTGCGGCGCTTGAGAAGCAAGAGCCTGCAAAACCTGAAACGGAGGTCAAATAAGTATGGCAAACCCTCTTTTTAACGCACTGGGCGGCGGTATGCCCGCCATGCCAAACCCTATGGGTCAGTTCGGGCAGATGATGCAGCAGTTCCAGCAGTTCCGTGCAAACTTTCAAGGCGACCCGAAAGCAGAGGTGCAAAAGCTGCTGCAATCCGGCAAAATGTCACAAAACCAGCTGAACCAGCTGCAGGCGATGGCGCAGCAGTTTCAGCAGTTCCTCCATTAAGTCGTAACCGTGGCCACGGTTCAAGCATAAAAATCATTTAAAACACACGAAAGGAGTACAAAAATGTCTCTTTCTTCCGATTCTGCGGTTCTGACCATGCCTGTTCAGCCCGCAAACACCAACGGCGGCAACGGATTTGGCTTTGGCAATGATGGCGCATGGTGGATCATCATCCTGTTCCTGTTTGCCTTCTGCGGCGGCTGGGGCGGCAACTGGGGCGGCAATGGCAACACCGGTGCCGGTGTCGTTGACGGCTACGTCCTGACCTCCGATTTTGCCAACATCGAGCGCAAGATGGATGGTATCAACAACGGCATGTGTGATGGCTTCTACCAGCAGGCGCAGCTTGTCAACGGCGTGCAGCAGACCGTGAACAACGGCTTTATGTCCGCAGAGATCAGCCGCGCAAACCAGCAGGCGGCGTTCATGCAGCAGCTGTTTGCCATGCAGATGCAGCAGCAGGAGTGCTGCTGCGAGAACCGCTCTGCCATTCAGGGCGTCAACTACAATCTGGCCACCCAGTCCTGCGAGACCCGGAACACGGTGCAGAACACCACCCGGGACATCATCGACAACCAGAACCAGAACGCCCGCGCCATCCTTGACGCCCTGACCGCACAGCGCATCGAGGCAAAGGACGCAAAGATCGCCGAGCAGGGGCAGCAGCTGTTCGCAGCACAGCTGGCGGCATCTCAGGCAGCCCAGAACGAAACGCTCAAGGCCTACATGAGCGGTCAGCTGGCCTACTACAACCCCCGCCCTGTGCCCGCTTTCCCGGTACCCGCACCCTACCAGTACGGTAACTGCGGCACCGGTTGCGGCTGCAACGGTTGCGCTTAATCGAATAACGGCAACTGACTACAATTTGTAGCCTGTTCAGCCCCTGAGCTGATTTTGCAAACCAGAGCGCCGGGGCAAAAGTCCCGGCGTTTTTCTATGAAAGGAGCCGATAAAATGGCCGAATTTAGCAACTCTAACACCGTCAGTGTGGCGGCGGGTGAAAACCTTCCCCTGACCGAGACCGCGGTAAAGGCCCCTGCCTGCATCGTACACCGTGCTGGCAGCGGCCTTGTGACCCTGCGGGGTCTGACCAATCAATGCAAAGCGCGCTTCAAGGTAAGCTTTGGCGGCAATATTGCCATTCCCACCGGCGGCACTGTCGGTGCTATCTCTGTTGCGCTTGCTGTCGGAGGCGAGGCGCTTAACAGCGCAACCGCAATTGTCACCCCCGCAGCAGTGGATCAGTACAGCAACGTCTTTACGGCGGTGTTCGTGGAAGTCCCCCGGGGCTGCTGCGTTACTGTGGCGCTCAAAAACACTAGCACGCAGGCAATCAGCATTGCAAACAGCAATCTGATTGTTGAGCGGGTAGCATAAGGAAAGGAGTACAACATGAGTAAGAATCTCTATGATCTGCGTGAAATGCTCTGCGAGGAGCTGGACGAGTACAACCGCGATGCAAAGAACGGCCTGAACGAGCGCACGCTGGACACCGTGCACAAGCTGACCGACACCATCAAGAACATCGACAAGATCATGATGCTGGAGGACGGCGATTATAGTCGCACCGGCGAATGGGAAGCCGATATGCGCGGCAACTACGGACGCACCGAAAACTACAACCGTGGCAACAGCTACGCAAACCGTGGTCGGCATTATGTGCGCGGTCACTACTCGCGCGGCGATGGTCGGGAGCGGATGATTTCTGACATCGAAAACATGATGCAGGACGCAACCGGCGCCGAGCGTGACGCATACAAGCGTGCTCTGGACATCCTGAACAATATGTGATAAGGGGGGCGGCAGGCATGGACATCGTGGAGATAAACGAGCACATCCGCAAACTGAAATGCGAAGAAACGAACTGGCAGAGCGTGGAAAAGCTTGCCGCCCTCTGCACTGTGCGAAATGAGTTGAGCGAAGCGGAAAGCCCGGAAAACGGCCACGCTCCGCAGCCTGAACCAGTCATGCAGATGGAGTATTCCACAAGACCGCAAGAACCGCAGAGTGAATTTGTAGAGGCTGCAAGCGCTGTGCCGTTCGGCGGGCTGATGGAGGTACTGGACAGGCACATGAACGCAATAAAGCTGGTGTACCCGAAAGAGTATGAGCTAGTAATGCGGAAGATCGTCTCTTTGTCTGAGTGACGATGCCCAATAGGCTGAAGGCACAGGGAAAGTAAGTCGCCCAGCCAAAAAAAAGCCATACATAGCAGCAGCCCCGGGGATCCTGACGGTTCCTCGGGGCTGTTTTTGCGTTTATAAAGCTGTTTTTCAGCGGTGTGTTACCAAAAATGTTACCACGGTAAAGAAAAGGACGTCAATTCTCAACGAAATGGCGTCCTTTTTACATGGTGGAGGCGATGGGAGTCGAAC